GGCGGGTGCAAACTTCAAAATCAAAATCAAAAAGGTTGCTGGATATTGGAACTATGACTCATCTGAGTTTGCTGCTCCTGCTCCACTTCTCGATGACGATGATGCAATGGAAGCAATCTGGAAGAAAGAATATTCTCTTGCAGAACTTGTTGCTCCAGACCAGTTCAAGACATATGAAGACCTCAAGAAGAGACTTAATTATGTTCTTGGTTTAACTGTTGCACCAAAGAGACAAGACCCAGAGGTCGTTGATGAAGAGAACACTTTGGAAGACTTAAGTGAAGGTAAAAGTAGTGCAGTTGTTGACACAACACCATCCTCTGTCAATACAGATGAGGATGAAGAAGATGCACTCAGCTATTTTGCAAAACTAGCTGAAAATTAGAAAATACCCCGAAAAAAATTCGGGGCCATTTTTACGCCAGAGGTCGCTCAAAACGACCTCTTTTTTTATGGCGAAATAAGTCTTGGATTTTCGGTTTTCTTGAGACTATCAGTTATAAATTGTTTGGATGGTTTATATTCCATAATCTCTTCAAAACTTTCAAGGAAGAAGTTTAAGTATTCAGACCTAAGTATATTAATATTTCTTTTATTATCATTTACATTAGTTTCATGTTCTAAGAAGGTAAATGATGTAAGTGACGATTCTTCTCTTAAAACACCATTATCTAAAAAACTAATTGAGTGTCCAGCTGGAACTGTTAAACCTACTGGCTGAATCAACTTTCCACTTGAATCTCTTATGAGTTTAGTTTCATAATGATGTATATTTGATAGTTCTTCAGCAGTGTATTTTTCATTTAAATAAGTTAAAAAATCTTGATTACCCATCGGCCATTCATCTCTCACATGAACAATATTATTGGTCGTTAAAACAACCCAATCTAATGTGGAATCATTATAAAAACCAGCTGCAACTTGATCTGGTCTCTCATCACCAATCACTGAATATTTTGTAAAGGCAGTGGCTTCGTCAAAAATGTCATCACGAATTATTGCTCTTTTAAATATATTTTTTACAACTTGATAATCATATGCAGATGTCCGATCATTTTTTAATGATGGATAATCAAGATTTGGAAGTTGTCTAAAATAAGCGTTTGGTTTGCTTGAACTTGAACTTGAATATGTCATTGTTAGTAACCTACACTGTCATTTAATTCTGGATCTGTTTGATCTCCCTCATATATTGGTCTGAGTTCAGAAAAACTAAGATCCATTTTAACTGCAACTGGTTGTGAATCACGATATGCAGACCAATAACCATTTGGAGCATAGTCAACTGACATATTGGTCAATGCAAGACCGCCTGGACTAAATCTATTTGCAGTTTTTAGTATGTCATCATCAGTAGGCCCATTTTTATATTCTAAAGTAAATATATCAGGAGTTGCTATAAAGGTAGTATTTCTAAATTTTGGTGCCATACCTGTTTTCAAGAAACGAATCATATTTCTAATTTCTCTACCTTCTTTTTGACTTCTTGCAATCATGGTAAAACTAAAATTAAAGTTTCTAATAGCAGGGCCTTGAAACAACATCTCTGCGTTTGGATTTAAAACATGCCCACCTGTTCTTGCAAGAAAAGTATCTTGATCTAATTCTTGTCCTGTCAACACTGAAGCTATACTGACATTAAATTGGTTTACCGCAGCTTGAAAGACTCCTAGACTTCCTCCTGATGTATCATCTCCTCTTTGTTGTTTCTTTTTTGCTTCCTCTTGTAAATTTCTTTGTTCTCTATTCTGTTGACTTGTGCTAGGTATAAATCCACCAAGACTGAAAATACTATCCGCTAATTCAGCACTACCAAGAGCGAGAAGTCCAGAAGCATTTAACTCACTTTTTCCCCATGCAGTAGCGTTTACGTCTTGAGCTTTTGGCATCGGTAGAAAAATACTTCCCATTATATCACTACCAATAAGTTTATCTCCTTGAACTTGTATTTTTTGACTTCTAACTTTTTCAACTCTTCGTGGTTTACTCATATTGACATCTGCTCTGACATACTTATATTTCTTAATCTTCATATGATCTTGATTTAGATTGATATCTAATGGATATGCAAATATTTGACTTACTTTGTTCTTCTCTTCCGTATTATAGCCAGGAAAAAATGTTTTATCCGTATAACTTTTACCTTTATCTGCCACATTTCGACCTGATCGGTAATTATCAGTTGTCGCAGTTCTACCTTCAATATAACTGGCATTATTAAATGCTTTTAAATCTGAATTATATTTTGATAATAATTCTTCTGTAGGAAGTTTTTCGATATCACTCGAACTACTTATATAAGATGTTTTATTTCCTTTAAATCTATTGATATTGTACTCTGTTACCAATGCATCTTGTTGAATAATTTTATTAAAATCATTCCCTACTGGATTTATGGGTTTAAATCTTCCATCAGAGGTTTTTTCTTTCATACCACTGACTTTTTTGCTTAACTTATCAAAAGACACACTAACTTTTTCAAAGGTGAGTCCTGTCACTGTTACTTCTTTACTTTGTGTATCTGCCATTAGTTTTTGTTGTAAACTCTGTCTCTTGGAATTGGTATTCCTCTCATATCAACGAATCTTTCAGTGGGCAACTGTGCTACATCTGACCATTCCGCATTTGGAATACGATATGGTGTTCCTCTCACGCCAGTGTAAACATATTTATGTAGAGTTCTTCGAGGAACTGCAACTGCACCCTGAGCAGAGTTATTTAGTAAGCTTATTGCGAGTTCATCTCTTTGAGTCAAAGGAACATAGTGAATATTGCAACCTAGAAACCCACCTTTCTGATATTCAATCACATATGACAACGGATACATGTCATAATATGGTTGTTTTGTCTGTGCTGAGTATGTGAAAAAATATAATTGGCCAGGAGCAAATCCAGCTGTATCTGCAGCATCATCATCAAAGTTAGTTGATCCAAGTTCTTCAAGTAACTGACTCCGAAAGAAGTCTTCAGTAACTTGACCAGTAACTCTATCCATTATGTTCTGTAGAATGCTCATCTGATTCCTAGTTCTTTCTCAGTCATAATTTTGAACTCTAATTTACGATCATCACAAAACTCTCTTGCGGCCTTCCACTTTGCTTGATTTTTAACGTAGGTCATTGATTCATTTATCAATGTCTTTCTTGATTTACCCTTTGTTATCTTTGGTTCGAGTGTTTCTCTCATTGGTTTCACTTCAATCACGGATCTGCGAATATTATTGTCTTTATCCTTATATTTAATAAAGAAATCTGGAAAATATCTACGAACACGATTCGTGGTTGGATCTTTGTACGGTATCCAAAATTCTTCAGATGCCCATTCAATCACATTTTCATTTAAATCACAGTAATTCATGAATTTTCGCTCCCAAAGAGACCTATAAATAATATTACGGTGATCACCCTTATATTTTTTAGGGTTAGAAGGCCTATATATTCCTTTATAGCTCATATATAATAATAACAACCTAAGTTTATTTATCGTGCCAGACACTAATTTATTTCCAAGAAGAGGTCAAATATTTCAAGGTAACATTAGAGATGTTAGAGATAGTGTTGCACGCCCATCTCTTGACACTCTTTATCAAGTGGATTTTTCATTTGGAAATTGGGAGACATGGTTAGGTAAAAATTATGCAGGCGATAACAGAGTTCAAGGAAAGGACTTTATGCAGAAAATGTCTATATTATGCACTCAAGCAGAACTTCCAGGCACACAATATCAAATGTCAACCGCAACTGGTCATCATCAAGGTATTGTAGAGGAGTTTCCAGACCTTAGAAATTTTCCCCCATTAAATCTTGTTTTTTATTGTGATGCAGATCAAATAATATTAGAGGTTTTAGAGAGTTGGATGTCATTTATTAACCCTGTTTTTACAGACACTCAGAGAGATATGAGTGCATTTACAAGATTTAATTATCCAGAGGATTATAAAGAAATTATTCATATCACAAAATTTGAAAAAGATTCATTTATAAAACATTCAAGAGCGACAAATTACATATCATCAATGACTCAATATGAGTTTGTAAATGTTTGGCCTAGTAATTTAACTTCAATCAGAGTTGCCTATGGTGATTCAAATGTGTTAAAATGTAATGTACAGTTTGCTTATGATAGGTTCTTTACAACTCATACTAAAGATGCAAGACACTTTCAATTCCCAGAAGACACTGGAAGTGCAACTTCTAAAGATTACATATCAACTCTTCCAACTTTACAAGAACAAATTGATAGTAGAGAAAAACCTCAATATCAAATTAATAGGGATAATTTAAATGAATCAAGAAAAAAATTGAGGTTAAAAAATACCACAGCAAAAGGACAACAATATGGCCCTATGGCTAGTGATATAAAACTAAAAGAAAATATCATTAAGGTAGATAACTCTCCATCTGGTATTAATATTTACGAGTGGAATTACATTGGTAAATCACAGAGATATCGTGGAGTGTTGGCACAAGAACTTCTTGAGTCACATCCAGAAGCAGTTACTATGTGTCCAAATGGATTCTTAGGAGTCTATTATGGTA